TGTGTCCTTGAAAATCTATCTCACTCCAATGATCTCCTGTTGAGAGAAAATTTTTCCACTTAATCTTTTGAAACGTTATCATTCTTAGGGGGTATTACGAAGTCGTCAGGTGTAATCACAGTATACTTATAATTATACATCTTACATGTCTTTATGGCAAGCTCATCGTCAACTTCTACAACTGCCATTTCTTTTTCATACTTTTCATCATCCTCAAGCATCATTGCATATCTATCAGCATCATCCTCCTCTTCAAATAAAAACAAGACTTTATCTCCATGCTTGTCTTGGACAGCATAGGCACCATCATCTTTTCTAGTTTTTAATGTGAGGATGTACATTACTCTACCTCGCAGGCTTGTCTATAAAGGTCTTTAAAGATATTTTTAATAATATTTTTATCGTATTCAAAATCACTATCATCAATATATCTATTTAAAATTGAAAGTGTATTCTCATCTTCATCAATATCAAACTCATCTCCAACCTGTATATCAAAGTTTTCAATGATTTTTAAATCCTCTACACCTGCACCATATAACTTATCAATAAATTTTTCAAACTCTTTTGGATTTGATTTTTTACGAACAATAACCTTAACTATCTTAGTATTATAAGGAGTAGCATCAAATAATTGATGTGGTGTATCCTCATAATAAATGTTATGAAATAGTTGATATGGATTATTAACAGGGGTATGAATTAAAGTTTCTGTATCAAAGAAGTGAAAACCTCTGGTATCATTCACATCATTCCAAAACATTTCATATGGATTACCAAGATAATGTATCTTACCATTTGTAGATCTGGTATGAAAATGACCTGAGTATACTGCATCAAACTTATCAAAGACACTTGTATCCATACCATTTTCCATCATATGTCCACGAGTGGCTCTGAATCCATTAATCTCTAAATGACCCATCACAACTTTACTGGTGGACTCATCTATTGCCTTTTTACTTTCATCATAGTTCTCAACATTAATCCAAGGTAAAAGAAGAATATTTAATCCACCTACCTCAATCTCAGTTGCACTTGAATGTGTGATTATGTTTGGATAGTTTTGTAATAACAACTCAGGTGAGTTGATTTCATTGGTATTTTTATAGTAGCAATCATGATTACCTGCAATTGAATATACCTTATACTTTTTCAATGGTTCAAATACAACTCTCTTTGACCACTGCAAACTGTAATAATCAATTGATTTACGACCATCAAATATATCACCCATATGAATGATAGTATCAATATTATTTTTCTCTAACTCAGGGAAGAATATATCATTAAAAAATTTTTCAAAATACTCATGAAGATGCTTAGAACCTTTTCTAGCACCGAAATGAGTATCGGTTATAATTGCTATCTTCATCTATTATTTGACTTGTATGCGATATTATCTTTGATTGTGTTATAGTCAGAACTACTACCTGACATTGCATTGTCATCTACATTCATTACTTCATCAAATCCACTTCTCTCAATAATCTTTGTTTTAATATCTAATTGTTTCTTTTCCTTCTGTATGCGTCTGAGAAAGGCATAGTGTATAATCTGAGTAAAGTATGCAAAAGGGTTGCGAGACTTCTCTGGGTCGAAATTATGTATGTATTGGACGCAGTTTTCAATCCCATCAGATATCATATCATCACGGAACATATAGTTCACAAAGTTTGGTTTATATGATAGATGAGTTGCAATCTTTAGAAAACATTCTCCAAGATAGTTTGTAATTCTTGGTTTAGGTAGATCATTCTCCTTGGCATGAGCAACCTTCCCTCGGTAGACAATCAATGCCTCTAAGAGCTCCTTGTTGTTTACATAATGTTCAGACTTCTTTCTAGGCATGTGTTTTGTCTGTCTTAACTAACATTTATTATAGCATATTTTAAATACTTGACAAGTCCTTGAAATATGTGTACAATAACCTTGTAGAGGTTCAAAAGAAGAAACTAGCTTTCTTTATTAGTATTAAAGGGTCTTTTCCAATCTTCTTCAAGTTTTTTACGAGCGTCCTCGACACTTGAAACATAACCCATTTTTTGATCTGGTTTAACTTCTCCACCAGCTTGAAGTTTATTTACATCAAAGTCACCACTTTCTTCTTCGATATATCGTTCATATATTTTAATAACTTTAGTATCTTTTATTTCAGTCATAGTAATAATTTTATCTGGACGGAAAACAAACATATCATCGTCTGCCAGTTCCATCCAAGGTTTAATCTTTACATATAACCCATTACTAATCATTTTCATGGTTACAGGATGATGTGCAATTATAATCGGTTCATCACCAGTTTCATCAACGCAGACTGATGCGAGAATTTCTTCTCCAGAAACTAATTTAATAACAGCAATAAATTCTTCTCCCATCAGTTTTTTAAAGGTATGTTGACTATATCATAATTAAAGTTTTCTTGATTATAGATTTTGATTCTTTCAATCAAGTGATTTAATGTGTAATTCTTTCTCTTATTATAACTTATATCGTCAGCAATGTCATATAATGTAGCTTTAAGTTTACGATCTCCCTTTCTTAGGACTCTTCCGATAGATTGAAGATTCCGAATTCTTGATTTAGAAGGACTAGCAAAAATAACGTTGTGTAGATTTTTAATGTTAATTCCTGTGGAGAAAGTTCCATATGATGCAACGATTATAGCATTGTTTTCACGTTCAGTGATTGCACGAACATTCTCTCTGTCTTCGGTTTCTACACCACCATGTACAAAGAAAACCTGACGATTATCAGACTTACTTTTATTTATGAGATCAAATAATGGTTGTCCATGTGCCTCAACACGACTATAAAGTATTAAAGTATTACCAGATAAATCTAATGCGAGGTTTTTGATAAAGTTATTTCTTCGATTATGTCCAATGATATATTGTATTTCATCTTCAAATGTCTCAAATTTATTCGGTGAGTGTTTCAATAGAAGCACGTTAATATCCAAAGTCGCAACATGACCCTTCTTCATTAACTCTTCTGTCTTAATAATTTTGTAAGAAGGACCGAATAAACCTTCTAAAACCCACTTATGTGTCTGTGTTCCATCAAGAGTTCCTGTAAATCCGTAACGATACTTAGCATCTGCAAGTTTTGTCATTATAGATACTAATGATTTTGATTTAAACTGGTGAGCTTCATCCCCAATCACTACAGAAAATCTTTCAAAATACTTTCGGGGGAGCTTATAGATTGATTGCCAAGTTGTTATTATGACCTGAGAGTTAGTCTCTCTTTCTTTACCAGCATATATTTTGTGGCAAAATGAACCTACGTCCCAGCCATAGTCTGAAAAATCTTTATACATCTGTTCTACTAGGGAAGTCGTCGGAACGACTATCAGAGTATTTTTCCCTTTCTCAACAAAATATCGAACAATCGAATATATCATCAGAGACTTACCCGATGCAGTTGGGGATATCAACAACTTTCTATTATGTCTTAGAGCGTCGTATACTCCCTCTACTTGATAAGAACGAGGTTTGAACTTACAAATAGAATTCATATAATCTTTTACACCTTCCTTTGATATAAAGTCATTCACTTCAAATGGAAGTCCGTAAAATTCGCTATCTACAAAAGAATAATTATAACTATGATCTCTACAAAATTGAATTACTCTATCTAGTAATCCTACATATATTTCCCCTTTCTGTGGATTAAATAATCTTATTTTACCATCCCAATACTTTTTTTGGTATTGTGGCATGAACTTTGCGCCAGGTACTTCAAATGTAAAACTATCTGACAATTCATAATATACATGCGGTTCTGCCTCAATCTTTAGGAAGACCTCATTTTTCTTTGAAATAACCAAGTGAGACATAAGATCTCCATCACTGGGTTATTTATGTGTGTTTATTTACCTTTATATAATCTCCATCCATTAGTTTGATTATTTCTTTCTTTTAATACTGCATTTAGATATTTGTAATTTAATCCATGTTTTTCGGCAAATTCACGTTGATTAAATCCCTCATGTATATTACCTTGAGGATCTATCATTTTAAATAAAAATTGCTTACTATTTTTCATACGAGTTGGAAAATAACCACCATTACTTCTTTCTTTTTTACCTTCTGGTGGTTTAAAACCATAAACTTTCCATCCATTATGATGAGTTATATCTCCTCTGACCATAGCAGTAAAACACACTGGATCTAAATTATGTTTTTCAGCAAAGGGTTTGCATTGGATACCTTCATAAACTTTCCCATCAGGACTTACTACTTTGAATTTTCTACCACACTCTTCCTTTGGTTTTACTCCCCTTAATCTATTATTTTTCATCGCATTTTCCCTTGACATTCTTCTGCGTCGTTCTAACTTTACAGGATCTTTCTTAACTACTTCTTCTCTATACCTTTTATCCATAAACGCTTTCTTTGCTTTACCCTCTGGAGTTGCTCTCCATTCTCTCATTTTGCGATTACGTTCCTCTTTATGTTTTTCATGATATTCTCTTTTTCTTTGAAGCATTCCCTCCCTGTATTTTGGATTTTCTCTATATCTTTTATCAGATTCACTTTTTGCTTTTTTCTTCTCTTCTAATGTTCTCCATACAGTTCTATGCTCACCACCTATAGATTCATTAATTAAAATTCCATCTTTATCATATTTTTTTCTTCCATATTTTAAGATTAGCTCTTGTTCTAATTTTAATGCTTCATCTTCAAAAAGATTCTCTTTAATTTTTACTCTTCTCTCTCTACGAGGTAATATATGACCACACTTATCGTGTATTCTATATCCTTGACCTTTACCTATGTAATAAGGAGTTCCGTCTTTACGAAGATATGCATAAACATAAAAATAATTTAATATACCTTCTTTTTTTAATTTTTGTATGTCACTTGAATGATCATCTTTCATAATTAAAATCCTGATTGAAACTTTTGCCATTCGATGGCATTTTTAATTTGATATGTACGACCTGAGATATTACGAATTATCTCTTCTAAAAATTTAAGAGTCACATCATAGTATCTTATCTTCATATCAGCTGTACTTAACTTCTCATCTGCCTCCATATGCCTCTGTATTGCATCTTTCTCTCTAACCTTATACGGAAATGGATCTTCCACATAAACCTCTGCAGGTGCTTTTCCAGTGTAGTAATTATATCTTTCTAAACGAATACGATTATATGATTCCCTTGCCTTCTCTCTCAATAAAGAAATAGTATTATAGATTGTATAGTACTTTGAGTGAAGTTGAGGTATTTTTAACGATTCATCATGTAAATTATCAGGATCAATGACAGCATCACGCTCCCACATCTCTTGAATTTTTTCAAGGTTCATAAACGAGTTCTACCATCCGTATCAAATATGTTATATACAGTATACCTCATAACTGCCTCTGCTGTAAAGTAGTTAATGTCAGTTTCTGTAGCATCAAATTCTAAAGAAGTAAGTCCAACAGGAAATAAATCACTAAATTTTACAATTGCAACATCTTTAAAATTACTATTTAATATATGTAAACTACCATCACTAAACACTTCTAGAGGATCTCTAATACCATCTCTATCTTTTGTTTGATCAGCAAATTGTTGTGGAGTTTCAGGAAAACCAATTCCTTTCAACCAGTTATGCATTGCCATATAGTTTTGCATATTTTCATCTATTAGAAATCTAATTGTAAGATCTCCATAAGTTAGTTTCTCACCAGGTATATCAATATCCTTCAAGTAAGATGGTTGAGTAGCAGTTCCAAGTGATAACTCAGGTATTCTAGCAGAGTTTGAGAAAAAAGAAACCTTCGGATATTTCGCCAAAGTAAATTTAAATCCAACAGGTGCTAAAAAATTTCGGTTTTGTATCTGGTTAACAAATGGATCAGACATTACTCTCCTCCACCTCCTCCATTACCACCGCCACCATTGCCACCACCATTTCCACCATTGCCATTACCATTTCCATTACCATTTCCGTTACCATTTCCGTTACCATTTCCATTGCCATTACCATTTTTCTTCTCATCACTATCAGGAGATAAACGACCACCATATCCAATGCGATATCCCATTGGAATTTTTTTACATTTTTTATCAGTGAAACAATAATATTTACCAGGAGGACATTTCTTTGCCTCTGATATAAAAGTTTTAAAATTTTTCATTCTTCTATGATTAAATTAAACCATTCTTCACTCATACCTTTGATTATATCATCAGCAGATTCCTGATCTTGTGCATATCCTTCACGGACTAGATGTTCAGAAACCTTCTTATAATTTTGATGAGCCTGTTGAGTTTCTTTAGGACTTGGTTTCATCGTACTTGTAGTTTTATATGTATTTAGACAAAAAAAGAGACTCCCGAAGGAATCTCTTTGAGAAAATATGTAATATCTGAATTACATTAGATTTGCAACTTTAACTCTTCTGTAGTATACGTTTGAGTTACGTGAAAGAACACCAGGAGTTGTAAGAGTAGCACCTTTAGCAAATGGGTTTGCAACGATACCATATCTTGTCTTAAATCCAATTTTTGGTTGGAAGTTGTCCTGACCAACTGCTCTTACCATCTGTAGTGGTACATATGGGCAGTAGAATATTCCTGCGTCATAAGGAGATGTTCCTTTATAACCTGCAACGTAGTACTGAGAAGCAGCAACGTTTGCAGCATATGGGTCAATGTATACTCTGAACTTACCTGCAAGAACACCAGCAAATGTATTACCTGTGTCATCTACATTTAAGTTTGCATTAAGTGCTGGTGTGTAATCAAGTACACCTGCCATTGTTAATGCTGAAGCAACGTCTGCGGAACATAGGATCATGTTGCCCTTTCCACGACGAGTTCTTTGTGCGATTGCGTTCGCATCTCTTTCGATCTGGAAGATCAAACCTTTGAACTTCTCAACAGACCATCTTCCGTTTGAGTCAACGTCTAAGTCGAAAGTACCACTTGTTGCTGTGTTAACAGCAGCACCTGGTTCTGCTACGTTATAGATTGTTCTGATGACTTCTCTGTTGATTTCAGCAAGTATCTCAGTTGATAGAATATTTGCTAACTCAGCCTCTGCATTCAATCCGTGGATTGCTTTGAGGTCTTGAGCAAGTTCTAAACTATACTCTGCTTTTAGTGCTCTGGATCTCGCAGTAACAGTGATCTTCTCGATTGAGAATGCCATCTGATGGAATGCTGCTGCACCTGTGCCATCGAGTTTTTCTGACTCAGATGTGGACATACCCTGACCTACTGTGTAGATATCAGATTGTGCACTAGTTGATGTAGCAGATGGATCAAGTAATCCTGGATTTGAACCTGCTTGTGCAGTTGTACCCAAACCAACACTACCATCTACGAAACCAGCAGTATTAGTTCTGCCTTCGTTTTGTCCAGAGAATGCTGAATCTACCTCGTTGTAGAATGTCTCATCTCCAGATGGACCTTCAAGACGAGATCTCATTGCGAATATAAGTCCTGTTGGACCATTCATTGGTTGTACACCAGCAAGATCGTATGCCACTAAGTTAGGCATTGCCCTTCTAATCAATGAGATTAGAACAGGGTCGAAACCTGCTACTGGTGATGCTGCAGAACCACTGAAACCAGGATTACCTGTTCCTGATGGATCTGTGTTTACTGTAGGTTGCTCTGTTAAGAACTCCCTCTCTTCTCTTAATGCTTTTTCTTGGTTTTCCAAGAGAACTGCAGTAACCATTCTACGATGGGGATCAGCTATTTTATCCTGACCCTCTGCATTTAGTAGTGGTGCCCACTTCTCTTGTAAAGCCTCTGTATTAATAGGGCCTTGCATTTGAAATTTTACCTCTTAAAAGTTTAGTTTGAATTTATGATATAAAAATCATTTTTTAGAAACTCTAGTCAGAGTCTTAAGATAGGCTTCCATAGATGGACTATGATTTGCGGTTTCAACTGGTGAACCTGCTTCCTCTGTTAGATTCTCTGTTGTGTTTCTTTGAGCTTTTTTAGTTGGGAAATAAGATTCCTTCAACGTTTCTAGCTTCTCACGGTACGCTGTTTCACTTTCAAACTCAACATTTTCTACTAAACCAGCCAACTTGTCCTTCTGTGTTTGGGCAAGTCCATCAGTTACTTCTGCAAATACTACATCGGAAACCGATTCGGCTAATCTCTTATTAAGAGCAATATTCTTTTCGATTTGCTCGTTGAGTTTACCTTCCATTTCATCAAGTTTATCTACCATGCTCTCGATGACATCATATTTTTCTTCAGGGATTGTTACATAATGTTCTTCAAAAAGACTCTTCATTCCAGAGATGAATGATTCAGTCATTTCTTCTTTAAGACCAGACTCAACTGCGAGTTGATTTTCTGCGATCCACTCATCAGCAACATACTCAAGGTATGAGTCTACACGATCTTTTAATTCTTCTTTAATTGAAGCAACTTCTTCTACGAGTTGTTCCTCATAAGAAGCAGTTAACTCCTCTTGGATTTCTTTTACTTTAGAATTAATTGCAGCTTCAAAAATTGTTGCTGCTTTTTCTTTAAATTCTTCAGAAAGATCTTCACCTTCGACAAGAGCATTGATGTCATCCTCTACGGAATACTCAATTACTTCTTCTTCAGATGCGACTTCCTCTTCTTCAGAAACCACTTCATCCGTTGTTGTTTCTTCTTCAGAAACTACTTCGTCAGTAACCTGCTCATCTTCGGCAACAACGTCACCTTCGACTTGATCCTCTTCCTTCATACCTGCTGGCATGGGATCTGCGGGTTTTGCACCTTTATTGACAATATCTTTAACTTGTTTTAAAGTTTTGCCAGGTTCTTTTAGTTTTGCCGAATCATCATCGGGCTTATAGTTTTGTGGAGTTGGGCCACCTAAATCTTCCACGCTACCAGTTTGACCAGGAGTTGTCCCAGAAAGACTTGGCATCGC